TAGGGTTAGGTAAATCTTCATATGCATCGTATAAGAAGGTAACTTTGTTGTTACCTACTGATGTTGCAGGAAATGAATTTAACACACCACCTTCATTAACAACTGAAAGTTGATCACCATCTCCTAATGCTTCGTATAACTCGGTAAAGTTATTATTAATTTTTGTAGCGCCTGCCCTTAGGTTATCACCTTGTCCATCGTTGGGCAACACTCCTACGTTAACTGTTTGTTTTGTCATTTGCTACTCCTACGCTCCTATGTTTGGTCAAATGTTATATTGTTGTTATCCATTGTTAAGTTAGTGTTATCCCATTCTCTATCACTATCTGTAACTGTAATTGTATCACCAGCATAAACAACAGCACCATCGTTTGGACCTTGATTTAATCTAACTACTAGTTCGCCTTCTTCATTTACATAGTAAAATAAATTAGCATCGTCCCAACGAAATTGTTCATAATTTAAATTTTTATAAGTTAAGTTGTGTGCAGAATCTCTACCTTCAAAAAATTCTACACCTTCGTCAAACTCAACAAAGTTATCAACAGGATCACCTTCCTTATTAATAACAATATTGTCACTAAGGCTTAGTTGGTCAAGTTTACCTAAAAATAATTCTCCATCGTCGGTTCTACGTAACCCGTAGAAATAACGCTCGCCGAGATTATCTTCGATAGTTTGTGTAATTGTTTGACCTGTAAACCACTGAGATGACATATTACACTATCTCCACAAAACTCATGACGCAGTCTAAACTTGCATCAATATCTGCAACAACATAAATCGTATTTGTTGCCGCTAAAATTATTTTTTCACCACCATTTAAAACTTTTAAAGTTGAGTTAGGTGGAATAAGAATGTCTTTTAAATAAAACCCTGTTACTGATGTATCGTCGGATATTTTTACACTAGCACTTACAACAGAACTAGTTAGATTAGCCAAACTCATACCAATAACAGTTGCTCTAGTACTTGGACCTACTTCGTAGATCGGTACATCAATTGTTCCTATTTCTTTTACTACTTTATTTTTAAAAAACGTTGCCATTCTTTTATCCTATCGTAACCGCCATCTTAATTGCAATTTCTTCAGCATCTTGTGCCGACACAGCACCCGAACTACCTGCTACTGATACCCATTGTCCTGATGGATCATAAATTTCAACACGATCGTCTGCTGTGTTAAAACGCATCATTCCAGTTTCTGGTGTCGGATGTCTATTAGTTAGATCACCAACTGGAATAACAAATCCACCAGTACCTTCAATTTTAAAGTATCCAGTACCTGTTTGGGCAAGTGTTGTAACTGCACCTGCTACAGTATTAGTTATCGAATTAGCATTAAAGCCAAAGTTCTCAATGATTACTTTACCAGTACCATTTGCTAATAGGTTTAAATCTGTATTAAGGGTTACTGTTCTAACAGTATTACCTTCAATTTCAATATCGTCTACTGCTAACTTATTTACATTAAATCTAGTGCTATTAACGTCTGCAACCTGCTGTCCTGCGGCAAAAAACGTTAGTGTATCGTCGTCTGCACCCGGTGTCGACTCTGCAAGGATATATGTATCTTGGTCAACGTCTCTAATACCGTTTAGTGTAATCCAATTTCCGTCATATCCTTCAAATACATCAGTATCTGTGTTATAACGTAGCATACCTAGTTCAGGTGTGCCTGGACGTTCTAGTGTTGTACCTCTTGGTAAGCGTAAACTTCCTGTTGCGTCAATGTCTACACTTTCACTACCTGGAGATAATATAATATCATTAGTAGAACTAACAATGTTAGTTTTAAAACTTAAATCATCTATTACAATACTACCTGTACCACTAGCACGTAACTCCAGGTCTTGGTTAGTATTTGTAGTTTGAATCACATTATCGTTGATGTTAATATCATCAACTTGAATTTCTCTTGCGTATAATTTACGCCATTCGTTTGAAACAGTACCTAGTGTGTAAACACCGTCTTGGCTTGGAACAAGATTACTTGCAATACCTGCAACAATTTGAATAGTGTCTGTAACTTCATCACCAATAGTAATATTACCGCCAATAGTTACGTCACCAACAACATCTAAGTTACCTGCAATATTAACATCGTCATTAAAATATACCATTCCTGCTTGTGCATCAAAGTTTAAATCTCCGCTTAAACTTTCAATAGTATTACCGCTTAATCTAATATTGCCTGTTTGAATTTGATCGCCATTAATAATTGTAGTTGATGAACCTGTACTAAATCTTACACTTTGTAATGTATCAATGTTAAAGTTTGCATTAGTAAAGTTTACTGTACCGTCTGCTTGGTTAACATGGAAAATGTCACCAACTCTAAAATCACCTTTATGGTCAACTGAACTGTAATATACGTTTGCATTATTAAGTTTTGTAACTTCTTGACTTTGTAATACTGTTGTTGGATCATTATCTGTTTCTTTACCGTTGCCAATGTACGCAAAGTTCTGTGAAATAAGATACATGATAACACCGTTACCATCACCATACGCACCATAGTTGCCATATACACACGCACTACCAATTGAACGAACTTCACAACCAAAGTCTGAAAAGTCTGCTAGTTCAATTCCTGTTGCATAGGCACCGCCGCCAAATCCAATTGCTTGTTCAACAATAACATCATCTTCAAAAGTTGTCGAGCCGTCTGTTCCGTTAAATCTTAAAAGAATTTGTGTGTCAACATCATTTGAAACTTCATTTAATGGTGGAGTATAACTACCAAGTGTGTATCTTGCAACAGTTGAAATTCTAAAATCATCAACTTGTCCGTCCCATCCACTCGATCCGTCATATGCCGCACCAATCAATAACGGTTTAGCAGAACCTAAGTCGTCACTAAAAGTATTATCCGAGTCTACTCTAGTACCGTTAACATATAAATTAATTGTTGTACCGGATCTTGTTACAGCAATGTGAGTCCATGTTGCTGTTGAAAGTACGCCGCCACTTAGTATTTGTGTGCCGTTGTGTGTAACACTAACAGTAGCACTATCTGATTTTATATATAATCCCGAATCAACTGCTGTGCCTGCTCTTAGGTCTACTAATGATTTTGTACCTGTAACATCATTAGCATAAAACCATCCTTCAATAGTAAAATTACCTGTGCCAAAACCAAAGTCTGGATCGTTAGCAACAGAAATATAATCTCCAGTACCGTCTAATAATAGCGAACCTGTACCAAACTTTTTAATTGCAGTATCAATTTGTGCATTGTCAACAGCAACAACAGTTTTTCCGCCACGTTCATATTTTGTTTCTAGTCCAGAAACATTATTATTCAAGTAAATGTAATTTCCATCAACTTCATTAACAGTTGCATTTACAGCATTGCCTTGACTGTCTGTATAGACAAATGTTTCACCTGCTGTTGGTGTTCCAACTAGTCCACTTAATTTAGTTTTTGTACGTCCTGTACCTTTTAATCCGTTAGTACCATTCTCACCAATAATTGCTTTATCTGCAAAATATACAAATGAGTTTAACCACTCAACCCTTGCACCATTCTTTGCTAGTACACCAACACCACCTGGAACAATAAATGTTACACTGTGGAACAACATACTTGCTTCACGTGAGTTAGCAGTTGCTATTTCACCATCAATAAATGCACCGCGGCCTGCGTCACCTTGATCAAAACCTCTCGGATCACTTGCACTTGTAACACTACCTGCTGTAATTACACTAACATTTTTAATATATGGTGAACGTGTAGTAACTTCAAAGTTACTTGCAAATTTAAATGCCCATCCTGTGTTATTGATACTGTCGTAGAAGAAATCTGCAACAGTTAAATTAACTACACTTGTTTCTCCGTTTAATAAAAACGCATCATTATTATTTGTTCCTGCTGTAGGGACAATTTTTACACCTCTAACACTTTCACCAACAACAGTTACACCTGTTGGAACTGTTAAAGGAAACGTTTCTTCGTATGTCCCTGGGTAAATGTGAATAGTATCTCCAGCAGTTGCTTGGCTAAGTGCATATGACAAACTAGCAAACGGATCTTGTGGGTGTTCGCCTGAATGTGCATCGTCTCCATTTTGAGCAACGTAATAAACATTACCCGGAGTAAGTGTTAAATCTAAGTCACCAATTGTTAATCCAGCAGTTGTAATACTAGTTGCTGTTAGATCATTAAAGTAACCGTGTGACCAAATTTTAGTAGGAGTACCAATTGTGTAGGTATTAGTAACATCTGGAATAAGATCTGAGTTAATATCAGCGTTAATTACGATAGTATCTGTGTCGCTATCACCAATTGTAATATCGCCATCTGCTGTAATATTGCCGGTTGCGTGTAAATTACCTGTAATATTTGTGTCACCAAAGAAGTTTACAGTACCAGTTCCGTTTGGTCTAAACTCTAAATTCTGGTTTGTGCCTGTTGCTCTAATAGTAGCATTATCAATTTCAATATCGTCAATAATCAATTTGTCTTGATAAACAACGTGATTTGGTGTTGTGATAGTGAATACAGGCTGTGTAGTAGATATTGTATTTGTAGCACCGTCAATAGTAATATTACCAATTGGTAATGTAGTGTCTAAAATATCTAATGTTTGAATTCTTGCTGTTCCGTTTATATCGAGAGCGGTCGCAGGTGCGTTAGTGTTAACTCCTATTCGGCTATTATTAACATCTAAGTACAATAAATCCGTTTCAAAAGCGAGATCCACTCCTTGGCGAAGTAGGTTTGCCTTCAAAAGCGGACCAGATATACGACCAACTGCCACTTTATTCTCCTATAAACGGGGATCTTGTCCCTCCAACCACATTTTCATCCTTTCGGCTCTTTGCGGGTTGACCACAGTAAGTCCTGCTACGGATTGGTCTTCCATTGTAGCATTAATAGTATTTATCGTTTTTGGTTATTAGGATAGGATAATGTTCCAAAGGAAGTTCACATCTTCAGCGTACTCTTCAGTAACAGATTCACCGCCACCTGCCGCTAAAACCCACTGTGTTCCGTTCCACGATTCTAGGAACAATTTACTAGGGTCCGTATTAAAACGTGTATGTCCTGGCTCTGGATTTGTAGGACGTTGTGCAGAAGTACCCCAAGGAACTACTAAACCACTAGGTTGATCAAATTTAACATAAGAATATATGTCTGCTAATTGGAAAGTAAACGGAGTATTTAAAGTATTAGTAATTGTACTGTTTTTAAAGTCTAGATCTTCCTGACCAATACTACCTGTTCCGTTAGAAACAAATTGAATATCTGCATTCGGTGTAGCACTTGTAAGAGTATTTCCGTCAATACTTAAAGAATTCTGCGAATCAAAACGATTAGTTGTTAATGCTGTTCCGTTTATTACACTGTTTGCATTTCCGCCTGTGTAAAATGTAAATTCGTTGTTGGATAGGTCAAGATATGTGTCTCTGTCTGAGTCATATAATCCAGGCATTACTACAGTTCCACCATTATAACCTTCAAAATTTTGATAATCTGTATTATAACGAATATCAGCAACATTGTTTGAACGCTGTTGCGAAGTTCCTACAGGTAATTGTAGTCTTGTAGTTGATGTAACTTTTAGATTTTCACCTGGAGTAAAAGTAATGTCTGCTGTATCTGTAGATATTATATTTGTTTTAGATTTTAAATCGTCAAATTTAACATATCCAGAAGCGTTAGCACGTAATTCTAGATTTTCATTTGTGTTATTAACACGAATATAGTTTTCATTAAATGTAAAACTGTCTACTTCTATTTCATTTAGGTAAGCATTTTTCCAACGTTTGTTTTCAGTTCCTAAATCGTATGTGTTATCTGCTGAAGGATAAACATTTTGATCAAACGGAGTATTAAAATCTACTGTATCTGATGCTTCATTACCAATAGTTACAAGCGAACCTCCTAGTGTAAGATTTCCTGTAAGTGTTAGTTTTTCAAATCTTGCATCAGTATTAATATTATGTACGTTTGAAGGCGATTCGAAGTATATAGGTCCAGATACTGATTTAATTTTATTAGGTGCAATTATTCTAATAGCACCAGTTTCGACATTAGCACCGTCAATATATGATGTATCTCCTTGAGGAGTTGTTACACGTAAACTAGAAAGACCTGATGCGTCAACGGTATCAGCATCAATACTAGTAGTTCCGTCTTTTAGATTTACATAAAAGTTATTACCAACTCTAAAGTTACCCATTTGGTCTTGTGAGTTAAAGTAAACTTTACCGTTGTTTAGTTCTACTGTTTCTTGACTTTGAATTGTTGTTGTATTATCATTACTAACATCATTGCCAGAACCAATATACGCAAAGTTATGCGAAATAAGATATGCTAAACACTCATCACCATCTGCAACAATACCATAGTTACCGTAAATACTTGCTGAACCTATTGATCGTAGTTCTGCTCCTTTAGCAAGTGTACTATCTGAACGCCATCTACCTGTTCCGTTTTGCAAATAATAAGAACGATTAGCAAAATATGTAAAAGAATTTAACCATTCAACTCTAACACCGTTGATAAGAGTAATACAATCTACTCCAGGTGTAATAAAAGTTACACTATGGAATAATGCACTTGCTTCTTTTGTTTCATGGTCGCAAACACTTCCGTCAAACAATGCACCTTTGCCTGCATCTCCACTATTAAAACCTCTTGGGTCACTTGCACTTGTAGCACTTCCGTGTGTAATTACAGTTACGTTTCTAATATAAGGTGAACGTGTACTTACTCTCATGTCACCTGCAAAACGAAAACCATAACCTTTATCATTTACATTGTCATAATAAAAATCTTTTACAGTTACATTTTCAACTGTGCTTTCGCCATTTAGTAAAAATGCGTCTTCGCTTTGATTATCTGTTGTAGGACGAATAATTACATTACGCAAATCTTGTCCTTTTACAGTAACACCTGCTGGAACTTCTAATGGAAATTCTTCTTCGTAATCTCCTGCATTAATAAAAACAGTATCTCCTGCTTGTGCTTGACTTAACGCATACTTAATACTGCCTAAAGGACCTTGTGGACTTGTGCCACGTCTTGTATTATCGCCATTTACAGCAACATACCATATATTTCCTTGTGAAAGTGTAACTTCAATTCCATCAATAGTTACGTTTTCTGCACTAATAACATTATTAACTAATAAATTTGTAGTGTTATAATTAAATCGTTGTGCGTCTGTACCAATATCCCAAGTGTTTGTTACATCAGGTGTTAGATTACCTTCAATGTCGCCTCGAAATGCTACATTGTCTTCATCACCATCTCCACCAATAAGGATACTGCCATCAAATGTAATGTTACCAGTAGCATGAACACTGCCATTGACATTAACTGTTTGACCTGCTGTAATAATTTCATTAGTACCTACTCCGTTTGGAACAAAATTAATATCACCGTTTGTTACATGAGTTCCAACATAGTTGTCATTAATTTCAATAGTAGGAGTTTGTAAGCCGCCTGTTGTTACACTGCCGCCGGCATGATTAAGATAAATGTTTCCTGATATTGTGCTTATGCCATTTGGACCAAATGTTAAGTCGCCGATGTTTAGTTGATTTGTAATTTCTAAGTCATATCCAGTACTACGTGCTTTTAGTGTACCGTTAACTGTAAAATCACGAGGGCGAGTAACCGTATTGATACCAATCTTGCCA